TATGAAGAGCAAGCTTTTTCTTCCTGGGGTGATTGGCATTTTTGTAAATCTAATTTATGCCTAGATTTGTTACCCAAAAATCATTCAACAAAATGGAGCCATAACTGTCCTTTTTATCAAATTGATTTAGAAGAAATCAATAACACTGCAAAAATACTTGACTGTATTTATCAACTAAAAGGTAAAAATCTAAGCCTTTATGGAGAACATGTTGTCAGAGATTTAATTGATGCTTTTGATGATATTCTACAACCGCAAGCAAATTGTTGTTCTTGGGGAGGCGAAAAAAAATTTAGTGGATCTAAATTAGCAAAAAAATATAGAGACAAATTAAATCGACAAGAAAAAATATTAAATGATCCCAATAGAAAAATAGATCTACAAAAAGAATTATCTAAAAACACAACAACTAACTAAGACCAATGAATCCTTTTGCAAAGTGGATACACGTTCAAGCTTTAAAACGTGAAAACCCTTGGTCTTCTGTTTGGCTTGATCCTTTGCCGATATATCGCAAAGAACCTGATCATAAATATATGTGGGAACCTACAAATGAAACTCTCTTATATTCAACAACTCAGGTTTGTAATAACAAAACACCAGAAGCTTTAGCCAATATTGAACGCTATCGTTATGGGCCTGATGGATGGGAGGCAAGAGGTAAAGCTGTTCATTATGGATTAGAGCAAAAGATGTTAGGTGACCCTAATCCTGAATTTGGGATATATAGTGAATGGCTTGAACCGTTATTAAGTAATCCTTTTTGGGAAAATTTTGAACCTTGGTGTGTTGAATATATGCTGTGTGATCTTAAAAAATCTGTAGGAGGTCAATTAGATCTTTTGGGTTATGACCATGAATCAAAAAGATTAATGTTGATTGACCTTAAATCTCAAAGCAAATCAGGTAAAACTTATTCAACTAATGCACAACTTGGAAGTTATGTAGAAGCACTAAAAACACATCATGGATTAGAAGTTGATGTATGTAAAACGATTTGGGCTAAACCTAACAAGACAACAATTGGTGATGATCAACCTGTTAATGAATGCCTAGATGCTTGGCATAAAGCATGGCATACTTTTGAAGAGAAGCAGGAGATTCCTTTTTAATGACTAAACCACTATTTCCTACTCGTAATTTGTACTTGGATGAAGACAAGAAAACCTATCATTTAGAGTTTGATGGTTTTGACTTCAATCTTGTATTAACTCATTGTGGGGCACAAATGATTAAGGTTGCTTTGTGCAATCTTCCTATATATAAAACTTTTGGTCAATTCTGGGGTTATAAACATCCTAAAGACAGAGTATTAGTTAATAGTGAACCTCCAAAAGAATATGACAATTTGGTTCAGTTATCTAGCAGTGATGAAATAGCTTTAATAGCTATTGCCGATATTCTTAGTGACGCTAGGTGCTGGGAGGTAGATACTAGAAACTGGAAAGTAGATGCTGACACTAGGGAAGTATCTCTTAGTTGGTAATGAATGAAATTTTTATTCCTGTGATAGGAATCCCTGCTCCTCAAGGTAGTAAAAGACACATAGGACATGGGATCATGGTTGAAAATAGTAAACGTGTAAAACCCTGGAGACAAGATGTAAAAGAAGCAGCATTAACTCATTACGATGGAGAGGTCATTGATCAAGCTGTAGAAATAGAAATTATATTTTTATTTGCTAGACCTAAAAGTCATTACGGAACAGGAAAAAACGCAAAGAAATTAAAACCGTCTGCTCCTGTATTTGTAACAAGTAAAGGGATTGGTGATATTGATAAAGTTCAACGCAGTACTTATGACGCACTATCAGAAAGTAGTGGAGGAATTGTAATTAAAGACGATTCATTGATAGTAAAGAATAGAAACATGAAAAGGTATTGCGTAGAAGGGGAACACCCTGGGGCAAAAATTACGATTAGAACACTTCATTGATATTTTACGCTAATAGTGTAGAATGAATGAGTTGTATACACAAACCATGGCAAACCAATCAAAACCTAAAGAGCCTCAAGTAGAACTTATTGAAGCTCTAATTGAATTTCAAAAAAGTTGTCCTTCTATTGCTAAAGACAAAGAAGGATACGGTTACAAATACACACCTTTAGAAAAATTCTTATCTGTTGTTAATCCTGCATTGAACAAGGTGGGATTAGCTCAAAGTCAATCTTATGATTTTGCCATCTCTCCTGATGGGGAAAACAGTAAAACGATAATTGTTACAACGCTTTTTCATACAAGCGGAGCATCAATTACTAGTCGCTTAATGGTAAGAGAACCTTTAGGCAAAAGCCCAAAAAAAGACATCATGCATGAGTGGGGTGGAATAACCACATACTCACGAAGATATGCCTTAAAGATGATTCTAGGATTAGAACCTGATATGGATATGAACCTAGAAGATGTAATTGAACGTAATGAACCTACAAAGAAAGAGATTGCTCGCTCTCCTCAAAGAGGTGCTAACGCTAGGCAAGCAAAACCTAATTCTGTTGTAAAGGAGATAGTAGGAGACTTAACTGGCAGAGTCACAGAAGCCCCGAAAGTATCATTCACAGCAGCTCAAACCAAAAAAGTTCAAAACTTTAAAGTTTCACATCCTGACAATTGGGACTCTCTTGTTGAAATCTTTAATGATAAGTTCAACAAAACTGGAGCCAAAATAGCTACGAGTGTTACGACTCAAGAGCAAGTTGACTTTGTTCTAGACAGAATAACGGGGTATGAAAATCTTAGTCGCTAATGACACCTGAAGCTGTTGATCACGCTGCAAAAGCAGTTCTTACACAACTTTCTGAAAGACGTAAATGTAATGTCGAGTCTTTAAAAAATGACATTAAAACAAGTAAACTAATTAACCATTTCAATTACTATGGCTGACTTTTCTAACTTCGTTCCTGCTTTCCCTTACGCACTTCAATGGAACATAAGTTCAACTCCTTCAGATTTTAGCGATGCAGAAACTTTTCCCAAAAGAATAGGAATTGCTATTCCTGTTGAGTCAATAGCAGGATTAGTAGATCACTTAATGAAATTGGAAAGAATGGAATCTGAGCATAAGAGCAAGAAAATTTATGATCATGCAACAAAACAAAAAGTTCAAAAAAATGTTGTTTATTTGAATGGCAAAGGAATGGATGGAGAAGATGGATATAGCTGTTTCGGCAGCATTAGCCCTAGAAAAATCGAAAGAAACACTCAACCTGACTTCTAAACCAATGAGAAGAGACAACCAAGACATTGATCCTATGCAAAGGATTGCCGAAGCTTTGGAAGACATTGCTGATCATCAGCATGAACAATCAAAACTGATGGCTCAGTTTTTTTCAAGAGCAGACTTTTTTATGCAAGTCAAAAATAAAAACGATGTTTTTACTCCTCCAGATACGGAAGTCATGCTTGAAAGCCCACATTTGAAAAAATCTGAGACAGAAAGCAAAACAGAAGAGTCTTATTACGAAAACTTAGACGAAGACTTTCTTTAAAAACCAATACAGGGTCATTATGAATGGCCCTTTCTTTAAACCAATGAAAACTACTAAATCTTATTCTCCTAAAGTTTCAATTGAATTTGAAAAAATAGAAGCTTTAATCAAAACTTGCAATCAAGCTATTAACCATAGTGTCCAAACAGAAGTATTCCTTAAACACAATCCTCATGTTCATGTAAGGGAACTTCGTCAAGCACTAGCAACAGTTGTTTCTGATCTAGCAAATGACAAACGATGGATTTGTTCTTACGCAAGGGTTCAAGACATAACAGAAGAACTTGATGAACTTAATCATGAAGACAAAGATCGCTATGAACCTAATCAAGAGTTTTCTTTTGTACATGACATAATTGATGAATATGTAGATGAGGCTGATAAGCGATTCAACTACGAACCTAGTGATGAAGAAATTTCTGATTCTTACGGTTATACAGCCAAAGAAATATCAGATCGAGCTTGGCAACAAAAAATGGAGGCAAAAGGATGAGTAATCTTGTAACAAAAAAAGCTTTAAATCAACTTGTCGCTGTTGTTGTAGGCAGACGATTCGCAATGCAAACAGAAGAATATAGAGACTCTCCTTCTTTACGCATTGAAAAATGTCATCGGCTTGTTTTAAATGAATATTCACAAGCAATAGGAGATCCTATAAAAACTTCACAAGTTAAACGAAAATTAGACAGTATTAGTTCTTTGGTTGTATTAGCAAAAATAGCTGATACCACGTAGACGTTCTTTACTAATATGGTAGAGTTAAATAGATTTTATCTATAGATGACTGATCCTATAAAGCCTAGAAAAGATGGTAAATATATAGTTCAAGTATTACTTCCTCCAGCATCAGGAAAATTATATGCAGAACATATTAGTAAAGATTTAAACATGCAACCTAGCAAGCATGCCAATGAGTTGATACAGAAATATTTAAAGAAAACTTTCCCAAAAGAATATAAAAAAATATTATTAGCAGATGCAGAAAATTGGAAAGAAATTGTCTCAAAAAGAACAGAAGGTAGAGAAAAAGCTAAACTTAGAAAAGTCGAAGCTAAAATCGATTCCGTATTAAAACTGCTACAAAACGATGAAGATTCTTGATTGGGTAGGATCTTTTTTTGTTTATAAAAGCCCTAAACCATACGAAGGATTTGCCACATTCCTCGAAACACTTACAGCAAAAGAATTAAGGGCGTTAGCTGAAACAACAACCCATCACAGCAAAAAAAAACTTGTACAGATTTATCTAAAAAGAAACAATGTCTGCGACACCAAGATACAAAATTAACGATCTTGTTAACAAAAAGAGGAATACAGGGGTCTTCTTAAAAGTAGAATCGACTGCTGGCACAATTATTAAAATGCGAGAAAAAAACAACAGCATAGGCAGACCTAGCTATTACTACACAGTTAAATGGCCTGACAAGAGGACTTCAGAACACGCACAACACATACTTGTTCCAGCACCATAAAGAATGAATCAAACTTATTGCTCTTGTCCTGAGTGTGGACAAGGTAGGACTAGAGTTGTATTGACTAGGCGTGATCCTGAAGGAGTTACGATTAGACGCAGATGGTGTACTTCATGTGATCATCGTTGGTACTCAATTCAATATCCAGAAGTTCCTGTTGCAAATCAAGAAATAAAGTGGATAGCTGACGGACGTAACGCTAAATTTGAACAGTCTGCATAAATTACAAAACCTCCTGCACTGGGGATCGGATGCAAGAGGTTCTGTCTTCGCAATGGAGCTTGTCTCAACTCCAGACTCATTCTAGCTTTAATATTTTTTTAAGCAAATTAGTGCTTTTTTTAGGCTGTTTATTCATAGTCCTAACAACTATTGTTTGTAATTCAGCAACCCTATTTAGACAACCAGCAATAAAAATACTTTGTTGATGATTCTGTCTAGCAATATCTTCTGCATACCTTTTTACTTGTTCAATATCAGTACAACTTTTAATAGATCTAATTTCTTTTTCTAATTGAAGTTCATCTTCAAGGCTAGGAGGATTCGCTAATTCCATAACAAATGAAAAGTCAAGAGGAATGTCTGCTTCTTTCATCGTTTTTCTCTATATCTAGCAATAATTCTTGCCACTTTCCATGCCTTGCCTGTTGTCTTCTTAGCTCTTTGCAGTGAGAACAGTTACATAATTCCGTCAAAGCTATCAAGGTCGTCTCCTTTGGCAGCTAACCCAGTGTATATGCCATGTTGAGGATGGTCTGGTCTATGTCTGCCATCAAGAATGTACCAACGCTCCATATTTAATACTCTTTGACGATCTTCCTCTAACCATTCTGTTTTGTAACCCATCATTGAAGTTTTAATGTTCGATTAGGCCATAGTCTAGCTTCAATAAATTCAACATCATATTTATTTAGACTGTTGTTGCTTTGTTTAGCAGCAGAATCAAGAACCCATAAAGTAAAACGTTTTCCTTGATTGCTACTAAAAAAGAATCGTTTCACTGTTTTCGCCAGTTTCGATTTCGGCCTACCTCAAGTCTTGCTAGTTCTTTTTCAACTGCGTTCATGCGATGAAACAATTCACGAAAGTTACCATTATCACGATTTGATCTGTTAGCTAAAACCATCAGCAAGGCTGACACCATAGCACCGATCAAAGCAGCAACGACTTCAGGCATTTACATTAGGCCAATATCCTTGTTGGATCTTAATCCATTCTTTTTGAGCAGCGACTAAATCAGGCTTTGATATATCTGGATCATTAATTAAACTCCATAATTCTATTCTTTTATTTATTTGTGAAATAGTAAGTCCGTGAGCTTTTGCAATCTGTTCCTTTGACTGTTGGTCTAGGAATTTCATTACTTTTGTGCAATTTATGTCTAATGTAGAGATGTTTGCTTTGTTTTCTACATGGATGAAACAAAATCTACAGAACAAAAAAGAAAAAACCCTCTGCAAAAACTAAAAGAAAATATTGATGATAAAGAAGAACAACTGGCAATTCTTGGTAATTTTGTTCGTCTTGGAGTTTTGATTTGGAGTGGATTTATCCTTACTTTAAATTACATAACTATCCCAGGATGGCAGCAAAATAAAATAGATCCAACTTTCATCGCTTCGGTGTTCACTGGAGTTTTGGCTAGTTATGGCGTAGAGACAGCAAAGAAAAGAGGTGATGGCACTTATAAATCAGAAGACGATAAACCGATGAACAAAAAAGATATTCAAGCAATGCTTCAAGCTCAATCACAAAACTTTCAAACAATCAGAGTCGAAACACCAATAAAACTTGTACCCGTTGAACCAAAGATTGATCCAATAACTAATAAACCTATCGATCCACAAACAGGAAAACTTACATGAAGAAGTTATTAATTCTTCTGCTATTCGCAGCACCAGTAAACGCTGGAGGTATCACGCATAAGATCACAGCAACAGCACAAGCTTCTGTTGATGGAAGTTACTCTCATGCAAAACGAATTGGAAGTACATATTCAATGTCCAGTTCGGGCGTGACAGCAGGGACTATGGGGCATTTAGACGTTCCAGCATCATCAAATAACTCTCTAACAGGAGTTGCTGCAACGCATGGTTCAGGTTCTTATACCCAGACGCAAGCCGGGGCGGCGACAACTTTTAGTGAAACATTTATTCAAGGTGATGATGTTCCAAGTGCAACATCTTTGAGTCATGGTGCAGTAGGAAGTCTTCCAATGTTGGGAGATACGATTACATATACTGGAGGAGATAATACTGGATTAGCCGCAACAATAACATCAGTATCTGGTGGCACAATAGGACTCACCCCAGGTAAAAGCGGCACTAGCGTAACAGGCTCAATAACTTCATCTTTATCGATAGGTGATTGATGCGTTATTTGTTATTAATAGCCTTTATATTCGTTCCAGCACAAGCAGTTCCCGTCATCCCTGGATTCAATTCTGGTTCGACTACGGCAAGAACAGAAAGCAAACAAAATACTACTGAGTTAATAGAATCGTGGTCATATTCTACAGGCTATGAATATTCTGTAGGCGGTACTAATTTAAACATTCAAGGCGATATGTTGCCTAAAACAGTTACTACAGGGAGTCACACAGTTGATGGCGTTACTACTACTCATCATGGGATTGACGTTAATACTAAACCTGTAGTCACAATGCAAACTCAAGGAGCAGCTACAAATCTTCTTGAAAGTTATCACGGACCAGGTTTAAAATCATTTACCCGAATTACGAGAGATATTGTTACCGAATCTGTCACAGAAACTATGTCAACATTTACTCAATGAAGAGGTACTTATTTGCAGCACTATTGTTAACAAATAGTCCTGTAATTGCAGATACAAACATGACCAATAATCCAGTAAGTAACTCATCTGGCAGTGTATCGAATATTGGCGTGATGAATTATGCGAGTAAGCAATTTACAAATACTTTATCATTAAATCAAGTTCAATGCCAAGGTGACACCTTAGTTGTTCAACCTTTTTTGATGGGTAATTATTCTGGAGGTTTGCCAAAAGTTGATAGTTTTCTTGAGCCAGTTTATTCAACTAAAGATATTAAAGGTGCTACAGATGAGAACGGAAACGAAATAGGAGATGGAGAAGTAGACGATCCAACATTGATTCGTGGGTATAGAACAGTTAAACGATTTGAGAAGACTAATTTTGCAATTAGCCCTGGAGTAAGTTTATCTTTTAATGTAAATCTGGATCGGAAGAGCGTGCGAAAGTGCAGGGAGGGGCAAGTGCATTTAGTAAATCTTTTAAAGGCAAAATATGAAGATGCTAGATTATCTTATGAATTAGGAAGAGCAAAACATTGTGCAGATCTTTTGAAAAATGGAATAGTAATAAAAGGAAAATATGCAATTCTTTGCCAAGACATTGAGCTAGTCAGCAAACCTAATACTTTAATAGACCATACTCACTCTATTTCCGAAGATCCCTCTGAGCCTTTCTCCTTTCAGAAAGGGACAGTAACTTCTCCTTCTTCTTGAATAATTTTTTAGCTAAAGCTTTAGATCTTTTTTTAACCTGCTTCTGAATCTGCTTCTGTACGATTTTTATGTAAGGCTGTAACGTACCAACAGCAAGAATACTGGTCACAGCTATCGCACTTGTAGAAACTAATAATGGAACAGGAGGTGCATAGTTTCCTGCTATCTCTAACGGGTTAAGTCCTTCCCATACTGTTTCACATTTATTTGTAATTAGATTTCTTTTCCATCCTTTTATTCTTGCAAGTCCTCCTTTGCCTAACGAACCAATAGGAGTTTTAGCAAGTGTGTCTAAAGGTGGGCAAGGCAAAACTTCTGCAATAAAATTACCATCAAGATTTGGAGTCTTTGGAATTTGATTGGTTACGTTGGTATCGTTTTTCTCGTTGCTTTTTCCATTATCTTTTTTCACTTCCTCTCCTACATTGTTTAAACCTTTTACTAAATCAGTATTTGGTTTTGGTGGTTCGATATCTGCATAAAAGTCAGGAGCAATATACATAGCAGGAGCAAAATCGCAGACCGTTAAATTGTTTTCAGGGTCTACGTTAAACATCTCACTACCTGTTCCTGTCTTTTTATCTCTGGCTATAACGCAAGGAAGTTCAATAATTGGAACAAAGCCAAATGGCAAATCACCAAAAGTAGTTGGAGGAATTATTTCTGCAGGAGGAATTATTGTTAGTTCTGGTAAATCTTTAACCTCTGGCTCGCTTACAAAAGGAGGATTTAATTCCATACAACAAAACCCCCTAGAATGTGTGAGTCTAGGAGGTTTTGAAGTGACCGATTGTCAGTCAAGGCGTCCAACCGCTTAGGTTTAGGAGTGCTTGGCTGGTGTGAAAAAATCGCATCTGCCTCGATGTCGCCCAACCGCGAAGGTTAAAGGGTACATAGGACTGTTCCAGAGCATCTAACCTCGCAAGGTTTTGACGGGTGGATTGAAAATATATTAGCAGTCGTTCCATTGACCAGCAATATCGCTCGCAACATTTCCTACTTGTTTTCTAGTTTGTCCAAATACGATGCCTGCCAATACTGGTCCTACGATTGGAACGCTTGCAATAGCTGGTGTTACCTGAACCGAACCAGCATCAGCAATCATCTGTCCATTACTTCTACCCTGTGCCATCTTTTCGATACATTCAATCTGCTTTTTTGTAAGCTTTCCTCCTTCTCCTTGAGGGTAAACAGCAAACTGAGCAACAGATTGTTTGTGCATATATTTCTTCTTAACACCACCATTAAAAGTAGGTTGAGAATCATCTGTGATTGTGGTTATTAGCTTTGGATCGTGTTGCTTAGAATTAAACATCCACTCCTCTGCACCATCAGGTTTGGTTTCACTCCTAATTTGAATACTGCTGTAAGGAGTGTTTGCAAGTTTGGCTATGTCTGGGATACCTGAATCTTTACGAGCCAAAAGATTCAAGCTCATAAAGTTTGTAACGATTAAACCACTGCCTAGCACTAAAGAAGTTAGGCCGTTAAATGACTTGAATTGAATCATTTAAAAGGAAGCACAGAGCCAGTTGATGATGGAACGCTTGGTATTGATGGCATTGCTCCTTTAACAAGAGAAGGCAATTGCTTTTGCACTTCAATCATTATGAATTCTGTAATTTTGCCACGATTAAAGAAAGCAAACGTACCACCACCTACTGCTATTACAAGAGCAGCAGTATTGATGTAGGTAAGAATTTTAATCATCCAACCTCATCTGTGTTTGCCTTTACCAGTTGAATTGTTTTTGCGTCTAGTTTTGCTTGTCCTTCTTTCCATTCAGCAGCTCTTTTTTCTTGATCTTGTTGTAATTGCTTGACTTCTGCTGCAAGGCTTAAACGATCAGACATGAAAATAATACAGTAACAAGCAAATTATACCCTAATTGTCTATAGCTGACCTTTTCGGCCAGAATTACGCATGGGCATAATAAATAAATTCACGACCTGGCCAGTTCGTATCTAAGTAGCTTCCATGAGGCAACGAAAAGCCAGAAGAAGTTAAATCAATCATATCTTCAGTCGTAATTTGAGCAGCGTTTGTATTTAAAGCTAATCTTTTATCAGCACCCGCAGCAATACCTCTAACAGTGTCAAATACAACCCAATTTCTTGCATGAGAGGAACATTTGATCATTACGAATCTAGGTTGGAACCCGCAATCAATAGTGATTGTCGCTTCAGGGTCTGGCCCTGTAAATGATCCCACAGAACTGATGCCGTCAACGCTGGAGAAGAGCATGGCTATGTATGTAGCATTTTCCTGATTTGTTTCGGTTTGATCCCCTACTCTAAATTTTATTGCTGTTGGGGCTGTTTGATTCCAACAATCATACGAAGATTCAGCATCATCAGTGTTTAACTTAAGCCTGTATTGTTCTGGGTTTGTGCCTCCATTAAGACCCTTGTGATATACCATCCAATCCGCACTAGCATCTCTTCTCTTCACCCACATCATCTCAGGAACAGCGTTTAAACTATGAAAAATATCTTGTTGTTCGCCTGAATAAACACCACTTCCTGTATAAGTCACCACATCACACCCAGCGTGGCGTTTCCACATCCATGCTTGAAAATCAGTGCCAAATCCTTCGTAATCTTGAACACCATCATTAAAAGCGAATGTTGCAGAATTATCAGTACCTTCAGAATCGGTTTTATTTGTCCAAAGTTTTTTCTTAGCTATTAATCTTGCGTAAGTACCCCAATCACCTTGCCAACTACCAGTTGCAGTAGGATCTCTATAAAGGTAGAAGTCTACAGGGAATCCACTTGTGAATCCGGGTGTTGAGTTAGGGTTTCCATTATCCATAGCGAATACATCCGTACCAAGTTCGGGAAGTTTGCCAACGTATCCATCGCTGCGTCTAATAGCTGTAAACATAAATGTCTGTGTTCCTCCTAGATTTGATATTTTAAAACCTGTAGGAGTTACGTCTATAAAATTTGTAGTTGAACCTTCTGCATTGCTTGAATCAGGTCTTAAATATGCATCGAGTCCATCTGAAACTATTCCTCTCATTACGTCAAATATAAACCAAGCACCACTAGTAGTAATGTTTTTTACCAATACCCATTGCGGTTCAAATCCTACATAAACATCGGCATTACCAGAATCAACTTTAAATGATCCATTTTTAATTACGTTTTCCGTACCACTGTCTCCAAAGACAAAACCAGCAGGGTCATCGAATGGGCTATCTGTGCTTGCTGTTGGATTACCATTAGCGGTAATAGTTCCAGGGGTTACTGTTGAACCTGTAGTAGATGAGTTATTGCAACATAAAAGTTTAGTGTTAGTTATGTTTGTTAATGGCTCAGTTGGTGGCCTAAATGATGAGGTATATACTGCTGTTCCTTTAACTATTCGGAAATTACTGATCCTACCATCATAACTTTGAGAAGCATAAGATCCTTGTCTTTGTCCTATTACTAAAGGTGCGTCACCATAATTAGTACTATCACTATATGTTCCTTGAGAAATACCATTTATATACATTGTTGTAGTTCCACTACTTCTAACTAATGCGTAATGAGAAAAAACCCCTTTAGTTGTTGCATTGGTTGCCGTAATTCGTGTTGATCCGTTCACCCAAAATCTAGGTTTTCCATCACTCGAAGAAATGTACCAAACTATTCTGTTTGTAGTTCCTGTATCACTCCCATCAGTTCTAAAGTCACAAAAATAAGGAGATCCAGAATAAGAATTTGTTAACGCCCAAAATTCAACGGTAAAATCACCTGTTCCAAAATTAAAATCACTAGTAGAAGCAATACTTAAATAATCACCATTCCCATCAAACGCAACACTCCTTGCAGTAGCGGCTGTGGACTCACCTCCTGCGAATAGGTAGGCTACATAGGTTGCACCGTTTGCACCAGTAGCAGCACCTCCACCAACATAAAAATGCGTAGATGTTGGTTCTGTAGATCCCCAGACACCAGATCCCGATGCGTTATTCGAATTTAGTTCTAATCTACTGGAAGCTCCTAAACTTCTGTGCAATACCATCCAATCATTCGATGAATCTGTTCTTTTAACGATAACCATTCCAGGTATGGAAGATAAATTATGAGCAATAGCTTGTGGAGTGTTGCCATTTCCCGTGTAGGTCAGGCACGTAAAGAAAGGTGACTTGCGGAAACTCCATGAGACGTAGTCGTGACTAGAACTATTAAATGCTAGGTCAGCACCTGAACCACCAATCGTAAATCCGTTTGAATTAAAACTCGTAACACCCTTTGACTCGGAAAAATTTGCGTTAGTGAGGTTTGACGATAATGCTGTTGTCGTTCCTCTTTCTGTGTCAAAAAGAAAATTACCGTAACTTGTTGTTCTATTCTTTACCCAAACCAAACCACCTTCAGTCGAAAGATCTAAGCTATTATTAACCGTTATACTTGAATCATTTCCTTTATATAAAAACGTGCTAAAAACATCGTCAATGAATGTCTTCTTAGCAACTGCACCACCTGCACCTAAAAGCATTTGTTGAATAGGACTCATAATTAATAACCTCCTTGTGTATTAGTTAGTAGGTACATTTATGACAACCCTGCACCTGAGATGTATGCCACACTTGCACTTGCAAACCAAATAGTAGCCATTCCTCTTTGTGCAAGCGTGCGATTCGCATCTGTAGCATCAGCAGCGTTATATAAAGTAACTCCGCTACCTTTAGTAATTGTTTGATCTGACCCACTGTTATTAATAATCGTCACTGCATCACCAGCAGAAAATACTGAGTTATTAATAGTAACGCCACCACTAGAAATATAAATAGCTTTACCAGCATCAGCAGCAGTTGCTACATGTGCTGACGACTGAGAATTAGCAGGTATAGAACGCAGGTTGCCTTTGCTGTCTGATACTGTTCCAGTACCCGTAATATTGCCGCAACCTATAGTTCCAACAGTAATATTTGGTGAACCTGTTAGACCACTAGCTACTGTTGCTGTTGCAGCATTGCCTGTAGTCGATCCAGACGATCCAGAAACATTTCCTGTAACGTCTCCTGTAACATCACCAGTTAATGCACCAACAAAGCTTGTTGCTGTTAACGCTCCAGAACTAGAATTAAACGTCAAATTACTTCCTGACTTAGCTCCTAGATCACCTGTTGCAGCAGTCGCAAATAATGGAAAGCAAGTCGTATCAGATGACTCATCAGCAACAGTAATTGTTGTAGCTATAGCTGCTGTTCCAGAAGTGTTTTGATTTCCAGAGGTATTGACGCCAGGTAAATCTATATTTGCAGACCCATCAAATGATACGCCACCAATATTTCTTGCTGTTGCTAAAGCTGTTGCCGTAGCCGCATTTCCTGTGGTGTTTTGATTTCCAGCAGCGTTAACACCAGGAAGATTTATATTTGCTGATCCATCAAAGCTAACACCACCAATCGTTCTAGCAGTTGCCAATGTCGTAGCAATAGAAGCAATATTGCTATTTGCCTGAACGCTATTACCCATGAAACCATGAGCAGAACATTGATAATGCAATATTTGTGGAGTCGTATCTGTAACTGTTATCTCCGTATATGCACCTGACGAACCAGCAGTACCATTAGTCGTAACACCTGTAGTGAAAGCAGTTGTCTTATCAGCTTCTAAGTAAAAACGTAGTGGATGACCTGAGTTACTACTATCTGCTTGATCAAATCTATATGTACGTCCAGGTGTCAGTGTGATAAATGGTGCTTCTATACCATCAATCTTGTAGCCGTTGCTTGACCCACTGCCTGAATATCTATGAGCAGCAGTCTTACTTGCAACTGTGACAGTAAATGTGACAGTAGAAGAGAAGGGAGCTTGCAAAGATCCAAAACCTTCAATGTTTCCTCCTGATACAACTAAGTCTCCACTAAAGGTTGGGTTAGAAACAGAAGGAGCAGCAATAAATGATAAATTTCCTGATCCATCAACAGATAAGACCTGACCATTTGATCCTGCTGTTCCAGGTAATGTCAGTTCTACATTTCCAGATAAAGCAGAGGGAGCCTTAAGACTTACATAATTACTACCACCAGCAGATGCTTCAGAAAATCTGGTTTCTTTCTGGTTCGCTAAAACAATATTGCCTGTAAAAGTACTACCTGTTGTTTGTGCTGCGTTTGTAGCGTTTGAGTTAGCTGTTGTTGCGAGATCAAAAGCAGTTTTAACAGCGTTAGCAGTAGCAGCTAGTGATGTTGAAGTAGATGATGTTGAATCTGATAGTTGTAAAACACCTGCACCAGAAGTCGAACCAGAAACAATCTTGCTTGCCGCTATGGCTGCTGAACTTGAGATGTCAGCATTAACAATAACACCAGCAGCAATGGCTGTAAGCCCTGCATTATCTATGCTTATATCGCCTGTTACTGCTCTTGGAGTTGCCTCTGTTCCAGAACTACCAATAAGAATTTGAGCATCGGGCAACGCTTGAAGCTTGCTATATGCAATAGCAGCATCACTTTTTATATCTACGTTTTGGATCGTGTCATTGGCAATCATCGTGCCAGTAACAGTTCCAGTACCTCCAGTGCTGATTAATGTGCCATTTTCATTAGGCAAAAGAAGCGTTTTATCTGAAGTGGTTGGATCAACAACACCAAGAGTTGTTTCAAAATTATCTGCTGTTGCTCCTTCAAAAGTTAACGAACCAGTATTGCTTCCTGAACCATCAATAATAACTGGACCAGTAAATGTTGCACCCGTAACTGATACTTTTTCTGTCTCAAGCTCATTTAAAGCTGCTTGCACATTTGTTGCACTTAATTGTCCAAATGGTGTATAGGAAACATTACTTGCAATCTGGCCTTGTACGGTTGCCGATAAATCAATTTCTTGGTAAGAACTAGCTCCAGCACTGGTAACTCCCAATATATAATCAGGTGGATTTAATGCAGTTACAGGAGCAGGAGCACTTGGTGTCCCACCAACAGCAACAATGACAAACACACCATCCATTGAAGAAGATGGTGTTGGTAAATTACTATTAACAGCTAAACCTTTTGACGCACCTGCAGCCGTTACGCTCGTCATTTTTGACTGCGATGCATCGTATGTGCCACCAAAGATTAAACTTCCTTTTGTTAAAGTTGTTACTGGTTGATAAGCATTACCATCAAAAATATATAAATCTTCTAGTACTGAATCAAAGAAAAATTGTCCTGTAAACTGGCTTGTAGGAAATCCAGTTTGATCAACAGAACCAAATAAAACTGTTGAAGCATTTGCTAACTTTGCACCAGTAATTGCGTTTGCACCAACTCTTGCAATATCTAGCGTTCCAGAAGTTAATTTAGCTGCTGAAACATTTGGAATATCACCTTCAACAAGACTTGCCCCTGCTGTAATTATTCCTTTTTGATTAACAGTAACTTTGGGATAAGTACCAGGAGTAACAGCAGAATCGGTAATAGATAACGCACCAGCACCACTAACAGTTAAACCTGCTCCACTTGTAACGCTTAAAGCTCCAATCGCAGATGTTGTACCTACAGGAAGGTCGCTGGCTGCTAAAGCCGAGTGACCAATTATTTGCCCAAAGGCATTGAATTGTATTCCAGATCGAGTTGCTGCTGTAATTGTTGCGGCAATAGAAACTGCTCCAGCACCAGTAATTGATAAACCACCAGACGTAGGAAAACTAGCTATCCCTGCTGCACTTACTGTTCCTAAAGGTAAATCGCTTGGTGCTAAATCAGCAATTGAAGCAATTAACCCTTGGTCTGTATATGTAATTCCACTTTTGGTTGCTGCACCTCCTGACACAGCGTTTTGAATACCAATATTTCCACTAGCAACATTTAAACCACGATTGATATTTGAAGTATTTAACGCTGATGCAGGTATTGTTCCTGCTGTAATTTTCGTACCAGCAACCCCAGCAATCTTGGCATCTGTTATCGCTGAATTAACAACAGCATCAGTATCTACGCTGTTATTAGCAAGAGCATTTGAATCAACAGAATTTAATCCAAGCTTTGCTGAAGTGACTGCATCATCAGCAATCTTCGCAGTAGTTACTGATCCATCAGCAAGAGAAGCAGCTTGCAACGTTCCACTAAGCTTTGCTGCTGTTACTGCTCCGTCTTGAATTTTGTCAGTTGTAACTGCATTATTAGCAAGCAAACTGGCTGTTATTTGTGACGCTGCTATGTTTCCCGTTTGGATCGTTGCACTAGCAATTTCTACATTTGTTATTGCATTTGAAGCTACCTCACTTGTTCCCACTGCATTTGCAGCAATTTGAGAAGCACCAACAGAATTTACTGCTAACTGTGTACTTGTGATACTTGCACTTGTAATTTTTGCACCGCCTATATCTCCGTCAGAAAGATTTAGCTTTGCAAAAGCAACTGTTGAATTAGCTAATTTATCTCCTGTAATGCTGCCTGCTAGCTGTGCATTTGTAATCGTTCCACTAAGAGAAGATGTTGGATAGTTTGTAGCGTCAGAAAGATTTAGGGCAGGTGTCGCATCTGTCGATCCAAGCGAAAGACTCAAACCTCCGAGACTGATACTTGAATTTGCAAGCTTGGCATTTGTTACTGCACTATCTTGTATTGCTGCTGTTGCTACTTGGTTCGTTCCTAATGTCCCAACCTTTGCTGCTGGTATATCTCCTGCATCAATTAACGCTACACCTGCTGCTAATAGATCTTTTACTGTTACTTTCTTTGTCTCTGATGCACTTAAATCTGCAACTGCTAATACGTCTGTTGATTGAACACCTGCTTCCGCTAACGCTGGTAACTGCGAAATCTGAAGATCTGCCATGCCTGGACGCTAAAAACTATTACAAGCAGTTTAATCTGTATCGAGCAATATAGGACTCTGATTTTCTTGCAATATTTTATCTGTGTTTTCCTGTAACAAGAATCCAGGCGTTCCACCTGTTTTCAATTTGATAACTCCATTTGTTACAAACTCAATAGAAGTTTCAATTATTTCTGATGGAGTAACATTAATTGCAACATTTGTCACAATGCAATTACATTCATAAAATACATCTTTTTTGTTATTTACGTTGTCTTTATATAAGTAAAAAGCACCATCAAAGTCTGATCCTTGTTGAGTTCTTAGCACTAATTGTGCAAGATAAAATGGAAACTCTGGTTCAATACCTTTTTCATTTTGTTTATACCCATGTTCATAACGATGTTCAAAGAAAGCATTTAATGTTCCTTGCCCTGAAATAAGTCCTGCTTCATATTGATTTCTAAACTGATCTCCTAAATTAGTTGTATCAACTTGATCTCTACTCGTTGTCATTTCAAAATCAGTTACATTTGCTAACTGCCGAAACCTCTCATTCCTTGTTTTTATCAATACGTCTTTAGCTGCACTAGGAGTTACTAAGGTCAACGCATCAGACTGTTCCCCACTAAGAGCTTTACCAAAAGTGTTATATAAACGAATACCACCAGCTTGATCAACATGGATATAAGCTTTTGCATCGGGAAAATTATGTCCATTGATAAGTTCTAATGTTGAACCATCTACGGTTTCAATTTCTATTTGATCTCCTGTTAATAACGATCCATCAGCAAAGTCAACGCTAAATCTTTTCTTTGATGTATTGACATCAAAAGGATCTAGCTTTGTTTTTAAAGCTTCTTGTAGAGAATCACGTTTTAAGGCAATTTCTCCTGACTGACCAAAATAAACACCCACGATTAAATAGCAACTTCTGTTGGAGCACCGTTAGCTTCAAAACTTACATCTGCTTCTATAACTTCTCCTATTGCTACGTTCATGTTAAACGAAGTGATAAATGCACTAAAAGATATTGTTCTGCCGTTAGCTGATCCATCCGCAATTTTTAATTGGAAAGTAACAGCCGTTGATTCTGCTGCTGTCCCATCGCCTGCCCCACTTCCTGCTTTTATACATTTATTAATTAACGTGGTTACATCACCACCCGATCCAGCAGATGCTTGATGATACGCAAGCCTAGCTGTTCCTGAATAACTTCTGATTCCTGCAATTAGTGTTCTATCAGTATCTTCTAAAGATGTTGTATCAAGAACAGCTTGAGAACTAGAAAAGCCAAATGATTTGACTTTTGCAGCTTGCGTTCCATCAATTAAAAGCTGACCATGTTGACCGCTATAAAAAGGCACGACCCAAAATCCTAAACATTGCGTTTATTCTAAGGGGCATCTAGGCAACCAACAAAACTACAACTTACATTACTTTTTCCTGGAAAAACACTTGTTACGTTTGGAGGAGCACTATATCTCCACTTTAATTTTGATCTTGTAGTTCCATCGCCTCCAATTGATCCTGTTATTTCTTCTTTAAAAACATTGTTTGAACTTGAATCTTCTATACCTAATGCACCGTTTTCATTACTAAATTCAATATGACCGTAAACCGACATAACACTGTCATAGTGATTTAAAATTTCTACTACTTGATCGTCAGTAATATTTACAAAACCCAAAACTAAAGTGGCATCAACCCTTCTATTGCCGTATCTCAAATGTGTTTTAGTTCCATCTTGTGATTGAAACTCTGTGCTTGGATACGACCCAGGTGTAAATGATCGTTGATTTGGTTTTAGGCCAGAAGGAAAAACAACTTTTGCCATTACTCAATCTCCGTTAACTCACCAGACGTTAAAAGTCCTGTTAGCAGTTTAGACTTTCCACTGGAATTTACAGGATAGAAACTAGCTGATACAGCAATCAAACCCTCTTCTCCATAAGTAATAGATTGAACTTTATATATTTTATTTTCTGTTGTAGTAGATTTTATTGCAAATAAACTGCCAGCAGGAACCCCATGATTAGCTGATAAAAGATTTACGTTATTCATTGTTTTTATTCCTTCTGTTCCTGTTTGCCAGTAATAAATATTTTCTGAAGTACTTAAACCATCTTTATTTGTAACAACCGTTCCATCAGGTGTTATTGCTCCATTTCTAAAACGATCAGTATGTGAAACCTCACTAATTACCTTAATTAAATCTCCTGGTCCTACGTTTTCAATATATTGAGGAGCCGTTTCAAACTGTATCGTATGGTCAATTTCTTTTCTAACTTTTAAAGCATAATAAACAAAAGTTCGTGCATGTTCTTTTCTAGTACAAAAACCACTTAGATCAAATCGTTCTATTGGATCATTATCAGAACCACCAAAATTATTAGTAAATCTATATAGGTCAGAATCTATTTCACTAAAGCCATTTGTTTTTTCTTTTCTATAAAGAACATGTCCTTTAAACAATTGACGTTCTTGAGGATTTAAAAATCCAACTTGCATACCTCTTGTATTACCATCTGTATAAAGACATTTAACACGACTTCTTATATCCGCTTCGTAATTAATTTTAAATTTACTTACATCCATGTTTTGTATTGCAGTAATTCCTGCTGCTTCATTTGTATTATTTAAATGAGCAATAAAACTTGTTTCTTGTTCACACTCAAAAGGTAAATCAGGATAAACAGAAAAACGTCCACCTACTATTTGAAAGCTCAACATGTTATAACCAGCATGTTCAAAAATGAATTCTCTTAAATTTATCTTTTGAGAAATTACACCGTCCCAATAAAAATCATTTGCTTTACAGAATTTTGCAGCTACAACCATTTTTCTTTTATCAACTGAATTAGCCCCAATAATTTCACCAGCACCAATTTTACTATCAGTTAATAAAGCATATACAATTTCAGGAAAAAGACTTGTTGATCTTGTGCTGTTATCTAATAAACTTTCTACAACAATTCCTTTTTTAAAATAGGCAGATAACTGTGCAAAATTAGTCCATTCTTTTGAACTATTAATTCTTATGCCTGCATAAGCTAAATTGTCATAAGTAGGAAAAGTTAAAATGCCTTCATCAATAATTTCGTTTACATAAACGACCTGATGCTCTGGTTCGTCTAAATGACTTGACTGATCACCTTCATATTTATACATATCAGAAGCAGCATCAAAATCGTTTAAATGTGCTTCTGGTGGTTGATTATCAATTGAATCAGCGAAAGATAACAAATTAATGCCTGACGTAATAGTTGGAGTATTTGGATTCCCACCGCCTGCTACTTGAGAAGGAATAGTAACTATTTCTCCCTCTTTATATCCCGAACCAGAGGCAGTTATATGAAATTTAGAAGCGACATCAGTTCCATTTGTGTAAGAAGTAAGTTGTACTTTTGCTCCCGTTCCAGCACCGTTACTTGTTAAAGATACTTCAGTATTTATGTATGGTTGAACAGGTTTGCTTTGCAAAACAGATCTTTCTACATATAACTGTAAAACAGGATTTAATATTGAGTTTGTTTCTGGATGTGTAACTCTTGCTGCAATCCCACCGACTTTTGTAGCTCTAAATCTTTCATTACCAATATCAACTTGAATTGTCTCAATATCTTGTGCCGCAGGTATTAATTGACCAGATACTAATTTAGTACCTCTATACCATAAATCAAACCTAATAAAACCTGGTTGAACTAACGCTGGATTAGTAATTATATCAAAAAAAGTAAGACTTCCTATATTTGTTCCATTAGCTGCATTAAATCCAAAATTACCAAAGTAACCCCACAAGGCTGCATCTGCTACTACATATTCTTGAGAAGTTGGTATTTGAAATGATTGATTATTACTCATGTGTTGAGTAATTCTTAAAGATTTTATTCCTGCTGTTTGTTCTCCTGTTTCTGCATCTGTAGGGACATTACCGATAATAAATTCTGGATTAGTTAATGTTTCTTTATCTAAAGTTAATT